CGGGATTTCCGTGTTCTTTTCTTCGATCCACCTTTATCACCTGGCTTGGTGATCTTCGGCTTGTTGGCAGGAGCCGCTCGGCCCTCATCTTGGGTGACGGGCTTCGTGGACTTGCCGCGTGAGCGCTTTCTCTTCTGCTTGACGCTTGGAGTTGGCTCTTCGCCTGTTGGTTCTGCTGCCTTAGCTGGGACAACGTCGTCATCAACGACGACAGCCACGGTGCCAGGCTTAGGTGGCTTTGGCTCTGCACAAAGTGGAGATTTAAGCATTTCCTCGATCGTCCGGACGGAAGCCAGCCACTCATTGAATAATGTGTGGTCAAATTCGTCGAACAGTCGATTGAACTCCACGTCCATCCATCCGTCAGCATTGTTGTTCGGGTACTGGACAGATTCTTCAAATCTGGACCACCAGTTGCCGATTCCATGCAAGACTTTCGGGCGGTAGGATGACAACACCAACACCCGTTTGCAATAGGCTCCCACCACTGGGGTGTTGGAGTCCGTCGCAAGGTATGCCATTGCCTTCTCAACGAGCTTGTGTTCAGGCGTAACGCCACGAGGTAAGCGAACCGTAGTGTGGAACTTGGATAGTTGTCTCTTGACATCACACATACTGTCAGTGCGGCCATGCCAGACCTCACTTGAATAGTAGCGTGCCAAAAAGTTGACTCCTGGTTCCCCACGCAATACAATACCGGCCTCCAGTTTGAGTCCGACTCTCTTAGCAGCCCACATGTGGCTAGCCACGGGCAGGTCAGCATCGAGACCATCGTCACCCGAGTGAATGCCGAGTGCGTCGAAAGCTTCACGCGGGGTGAATATCGCACCGGTTCGGGGGTTGACGGTGTGTCTGAAACCCAAATAGGAGTTAAAGGCCGCCCGGTTCGTCTGTAGAACAGAGGTTCCTGGGCAACCAGACCCGTGGGCTGATCCTTGTTTTGTCCTTGTGCCATTTGGTAGCACGACGAGATTGTCTGTGTTTCTCTTCAATAATTCATTCAAAGCAGCGCGGTGATCGACAAACGTCTTCATCATCACACCCCTGTCGACTAGCCGTAGAAAGTACGTGATTGTACCATCCATTCGTTCCAGGTCAGACACATTAACGAACGCGATAGCCCCCTCGCAGATCTCTGCGACCCTTAGGGCGACCTGTTCAGGTGTCATGCCTGGTCCGTACCACTTGAATTGCTTCATGTGGGCGGCTAAGGCAAGTGTGAACCCGCCAAAGTCAAGCTTGTCCGCGTCGTTGTAAGTCGAAATGATTCGAGGATCCTTGGCGTTTGAATACGCCTCGGACTTAATGAAACACTTCAACACTCGTTTCACATGCGGTCCTGAAAGGACTGCTTTCTTCAACGATTGAACTTGCGGAGCGCTGGTTTGTTTTTCCGCGGTGGTCTCGTAATCCACCGGACAAAGGACCGTCCCTTGAGCGATAAAGTCTACAAACTCTTGCAAGCATTGGTCGCGGAAAGCATGCGGTTTAGGCTCCTCGGCCTTCTGATCCACAATTCTTCCCTTGACTGCTCGTCGCTCACCAGCCGCATTTTGGACTGGAGCAAATGCCTCATGCACCATTGGTGACATAAAGGCTTCAAGTTTTGGGCGTGCCTCAGGATCATAGTCATTAGGCTCGTACTGATACGCGCGCACAGACTTCTCCACTGGATAGACCGTTGGGATTTTCGCCCCCGCAGCCAACCTGTG